AAGACAAAACATTTTAGACATAGAAAGAAATACATTATTTCTTTTAGCTGAAGAACTTAAAAGATTTAAAAAAGAAAAAGGATTAAAAGATTTTAATGACTTACTAGAAGATTTTTTATTAAAAGAATCTACAAATAAGTTTGAAGTATTATTTATAGACGAGGCACAAGACTTGTCATTACTACAATGGGAAATGGTAAGAAAGATTTGGGCCCACGCAGGTAAAACTTACATTGCTGGTGATGACGACCAAGCTATCTTTAAATGGGCAGGTGCAGATGTAGATCACTTCATAGCTTTAAAAGAAGAAGTGGATGACATTCAAACATTAGATCAATCTTATAGGATTCCTGGAGGACCTATACACGAACTCTCTCAAAAAATAATTGGACAGGTACAAAATAGATTTGATAAAAATTATAAACCTAGAGAAGAACACGGAATCTTAAAAAGATATTCTGACATTACGCAGGTAGATATGTCTGAGGGAAATTGGTTAGTTTTATCTTCTGCAAATCATTTTTTAGATTCAGTAAAAGAAGTATGTGAATTGCGAGGTTGGTATTATCAATTTAAAGGACGAAACTCTATACCATTAAAACTATTGTTAGCATTAAATAATTGGGAAGCGTGGCGTAAAGGTGCACAATTAAATCACCTGGAGATAAAAAATATATATGAATACCTTGGATCAAATGTATTAGAAGGATTTAGAAAAGGTAAAACATTACACGCAGATGATAAATATTTAATGAGAGATTGTAGAGCTGAACACGGTTTGGTTGTAGACAGTGTATGGTATGAAGCATTTGAAGGACTAGATTCTATGACAGAGAATTACATTCGTAATATGAGGGCGAATGGTGAAACACTAAATAAAAATCCTCGTATAATAATGTCAACAATACACGGAGCGAAAGGAGGAGAAGCTGACAAAGTTTTATTGATGCAAGATATAACTAACGCCGCACTTGAAACATTTAGTTATGATCCAGATGAATTACATAGATTATTTTATACTGGAGCGACGAGAGCGAAGCGTGAATTACACGTCTTGGATCCAAGAGATTTTGATCGGGCTTATATATTATGAACTGCTGGCACTGCAACACTGAACTAATTTGGGGTGGAGATCACGATACGGAAGATAATGAGGACTATGATATTGTAAGTAATTTATCTTGTCCAAACTGTCATTCATCAGTGGATGTTTGGCATCCATCTGAAAAATTAATAAAAGAATATAAAGAATATGAGGAGAAAAAAAATGACAAATAAAGATATGTTTAAAGGAATGGAATATGCGTCCCTAGACAAGCAAGTCGGAGGGAAACATTATAAAAATATGAAGATTCAACCTGCTGAATTTATTAACGAAAACAAGTTGCTTTTTGCAGAGGGGAACGCTATAAAATATATTTGTAGGCATTCAATAAAGGGAAAAGAAGAGGACGTGAAGAAGGCAATACACTATTTAGAAATGATATTGGAAAGGGACTACTCATGAGGAGTACCCAGATACCGTTGTTTACTCCAGAAACGGAATGGGTAATGCCAGAAGAATTAAAAGATCTTCGAGGGCATAAAGAAATAGCAATCGATTTAGAGACAAATGATCCTCATTTAAAGGAGCTGGGCTCTGGTAATGTCACTGGAAAAGGCCACATTGCTGGCATTGCGGTGGCCGTAGAGGGCTGGTCAGGGTATTTCCCTATCCACCACGAGTCTGGTGGAAATATGGACAAAAATCTCGTTCTTTCTTGGTTACAGGATATCTGTAATCAACCTGAAACTACCTTTATATTTCACAATGCAATGTATGATATCTGTTGGTTAAGATCAGCAGGAGTAATTGTTAAAGGTAAAATAGTTGACACTATGATAGCAGCGTCTTTGATTGATGAGAATAGAATGTCTTATCAGTTAAACACACTAGCAAGATTTTATATAGGAATGGGTAAAGATGAAAGTATTCTTAATGCAGCCGCAAAAGAATATGGTCTTGATCCTAAAAAAGATATGTGGAGATTGCCAGCGCTTTTTGTTGGACAGTACGCGGAACGTGATGCGGAAGCTACACTTAAACTTTGGAAAAGATTAGAGACAGAATTATATCAACAAGAGTTATGGGATGTATTTAATTTAGAGACAAAATTATTTCCGTGTCTAGTTGATATGAGATTCAAAGGTGTAAGAGTTGATCTTGAGAAAGCAGCTAATATTAAAAAAAATCTTATGGATCGTGAGTCTAAAATTGTTAGTAAAATCAAGAGTTTAACAGGAATTGATGTAGAAATACACGCAGCTCGAAGTATCGCAAAAGCTTTTGATAAATTAAAACTTCCATATGATAGAACAGAAAAAAGTAAAGAGCCAAGTTTTACAAAAAACTTTTTACAAAATCATCCACACGAATTACCAAAGTTAATTGCGGACGCAAGAGAGATTAATAAAGCGCATACAACTTTTATAGATTCAATAACTAAACACGCAGTTGATGGAAGAATACACGCAGACATAAATCAAATAAGATCAGATCAAGGCGGAACGGTGACAGGAAGATTCTCAATGAGTAATCCAAACCTACAACAAATTCCAGCAAGACATCCAGAACTTGGACCAATGATTAGATCTATATTTATTCCAGAAGAAAAAACTACGTGGGGATCATTTGACTATTCACAACAAGAACCAAGAATTTTAGTACACTATGCAAAGTTACAAAACTTATCTGGTGTTGATGAAATTGTTGACGCATACAATGCGGGTGATGCAGACTTTCACCAGGTTGTGGCAGATATGGCAGGTATTGAACGTAAGCAAGCAAAAACTATTAACCTTGGTTTGATGTATGGTATGGGAAAAAATAAATTAATGGCAGAACTGGGTTTGATGAAAGAATCTGCAGAGAAATTAATTAAACAGTACCACGCCAAAGCACCATTCGTAAAACAATTGATGGACAATGTATCTCGTAAAGCAAATGATAGAGGAAAAATTAGAACTTTACTTGGTAGAGCGTGTCACTTTGATTTGTGGCAGCCGGTACAGTTTGGAGTCTTTAAACCTTTACCATTAGAACAAGCTAGAAAAGAATATGATGAGCCTTTAAAAAGAGCCTTTACTTACAAGGCTTTAAACAAACTAATCCAAGGCTCCGCAGCCGATATGACTAAAAAAAGTATGGTGGCGCTGTATGAAAATGGTATAATACCACACATACAGATTCACGACGAGGTAGATATTTCTGTAGAATCTGATAAAAAGGCAGAGGAAATAATTGAAATTATGGAATCAGCAGTTGATCTGAAGGTCCCAAACAAAGTAGATTATGAATCAGGCCCTAGTTGGGGTCAAATTAAATAGGAGTCTATATGGAAAATATAAAAATAAAATGCCAAAAATTCTGGCTAGATCATAATCACTGTATTATATCAGCCGTTGTTGGTGTCATTGTTGGAATAATATTATTCTAAATCTTAACTAACCTTAACAAGGGAGGATCTATGGGGAAATTAAAAAAACTCTGGATCAGATTTAAAGTGCACTTACTTAAAAGTTACTTTGAAATGAATGGGATACTACAAAAAAAGACTAAAAAATGATTGAAAAATTAATGACGTTACTAGTGGGAATCCTACTGGCGTTGGCCGGCTGGACTCTTACTAGAACATTTGATCTTTCTACAACTCAAGCAGTTCTGGAAAATCAAGTAGATCAATTAGAATTTAATGTACAAATGTTGGAAGAGAAAATGAATAAGATGATGGACTCCGATAAAGAAATTATGGACCAACATAAAAAATTATTTGAAAAATTAGATCAAGGCAACACGGGGTATAATTATAACTAATGCCTTTTAAATCAGAAAAACAAAGAAGATGGATGCATATTAATAAACCAAAGATGGCTAAAAAATGGGAGAAGGAACAAGCATCTGTTAAAAAGAAAAAGAAAAAGAAAAAATAATGGCACTTAAAATTTCAGAAGAAGCAGCAGTTCAAATGCCGATGAAGACGGTAGCCAGCCTCATCGCGCTGGTTGCGATCGGGACCTGGGCTTACTTCGGCGTTATTGAAACTCAAAATAAACTTTCAACTCAAGTAGAGTTAATGCAAAAAGATTTAGTGGAGAATACAGATTTTAGAATCAAATGGCCGCGGG